TTAAAAGCGTAAGAGGCAGTCATTCAAAAGAGCCTCGCAACCCTTTTTTACATCTCTGTAAGTCGTATCAAAGTCACCTGTATACCACGGATCTGCAATGTCTTTTCCTTTTTCCTCTGTAAAATCAAGCAGCTTCGATACTTTCCCTTCAGGATCTGAATTACCTATAATTCTGTTTATATTTCTAATATTCCATGAATCCATACCAATAATATAATCATATTCATCATATTCATGTTTCTGCATTTGACGCGCTTTATGATTTCCGCAATAAATTCCGACTTCTTCTAACTTATGACGCGTTCCGTAGTGAACCGGATTACCGATCTCCTCGCGACTTGTAGCCGCAGAGTCAATGAAAAAAGTATCCGATAAACCAGATTTATTAACTAATGCCTTCATTACATATTCTGCCATAGTAGAACGACAGATATTGCCGTGGCAGATGAAAAGTATCTTAATCATATTTCAAGTGCCTCCTAAAATGCTATGTTTTGCTCTGATTTGCCCCCATTTGCCGAGCATATCAAAGCATTTATATTGCACCAAACTCTGTCACAGAAATCCGAAACAGGGCAAAATGTGGCAAATTGATGCCGTCAATCGTAGTAAAACCGTAGTAGAAATCGAGGGGTCTTACTACCGTAGTATTCTCGACTATTCTATCATATAAATGTGAATTTTTCATCTCTTATTTTCAAACGGAAAAACGCCCTGCCAGAGCAGAGCGTCAATCGTGAGTCATTATTAAATTGCCCGAAACATTTTTTGAGAAACAGGCTTTTTACCTTCCAGTTTTTCCTGTTCTTTTCGAGCGTCTTCCAGTTCCTGCACTCTCTTCAGTTCATCCGTTGCATCATCAAGTCCAAGGTGCGTGTAGGTATTGAGCGTAACCCCAATCTCGGAATGCCCCATAAGGTACTGCAGGGTCTTGGGGTTCATTCCCGACCTTGCCATGTTGCTGCAGTAGGTGTGTCTGCAAATATGAGGTGTGATATTCGGCATCTGCACTCGGTAAATATCGTTGTATCTCTTTACCATATGGTTGAAACGATGTTCCCAATGCATTGCCACCAAGGGGTTTCCATTATCATCCAAGAACAAGAATCCGGTGTAACCCTCAATCATCTTCTCAAATTTAGGTTTTGGTCTGTCCTCGATAATAGCCTGGAAACAACGAGCCACATCCTCGGTCATCGGCAGCTTTCTCGTTCCGGCATTGGTTTTCGTGGATTCAATGACAAGCCTCATATCCGGCATACGCTGAATCTGGTGGTCGATGTTAATGATGCGATTCTCCAAATCAATGTCACTCAAGGTCAATCCGCAGAACTCCGAAATTCGCATTCCTGTGTGGAACAGAATGTAGACCACTTCGTAGTATTTGCAGTACACATTATCATCATGAACGAACTTTAAGAATTTCCTCATCTGGTCCCTTGTGATGGCTTCACGGGTAACACTGTCATTGACCACCACGTTCGCCAGTTCAAATCCAAAAGGGTTCTTGTTCAAAATATCATCATCCACCGCCATCTGAAATGCCGGACGCAGGACACCGCGTACTGTCTTGATGGTACTGTAGCCTTTTCCATCCTGCTGCATTTTAATAAGAAATAACTTTGCATCCGAGGTCTTCACATTGGCAATTTTCTTCCTGCTGAAATCCTCTTTTGCCAACAGATTCTTTACAAAATTGTAGTTCGTAAGCGTATTCGGTTTCACGCCCGTTCTTGTCTTTAGGTAACGCTCCACCAGTTCCGCCACCGTTATGTTCTTGCCGATGGGGTCAAGATTGTTGTCCAGATCATAGCCTATCTGCTTCTCCAACTCTCGCAGCGAGAGGCACGGTTTTTTCCCGACAGGCAGTGTGTCGGTTGGTTCTAATCGCCAACTGTACACAAAGTGCGGTTTCCCGTTGACATGGTATTTGAACTGGTATTTGCCGTCTGAGCGGATTGACTCGCCTCGGCGCAGCACCCTGTGCTTGGAATCACGTCTCATTCCTGGTTTTCCCGCCATAATTCTCCCTCCTTCTTAATTCTGGATGTGCTTTTAAGTATCTTTCAAAATCGGTTCTGACAATCAGTCTGCGTGCGCCGTACATTGCCATGAAGTCCAGATGCTTGTTATCCTGCAGAAGTTTGTAAAACTTCCTGCGGCTTAATACGAAAAGGTCGATTGCCTCGTTAGGGTTCAAAAAATCTTTTTCATCCAACCTCGGCTTACTCATCCTCGCTCACCTCTCTTCCTTCCATAATCAACTGCTCAATGTAGGCTTCAAACTTCGCCCTCACAATCAGGTATCTGTTACCCATGTAGAAAGCAAATTTGCCTTCATTTGTTTCTGCCATTCTTCTCAGTTTCTTAATCCCGATATTGAAATAAGCAGAAGCCTCATGGATTGTCAGCATATATTTCTCACTGAGAGGGATGTCGTTTTTTGTGCTACTGATATTCATTGAATTAGCCATGTGCTACTACCTCCTGTTTGATATGCGACCGATTGAGTCATTACATATATCACTCTAAAGGTGGAAAATAGCAACTACTATTCGCAGATAAAAGGAATTTATATCGCAGAAGTTTCGTTCAAAAACTGCTCGAATTTTGTGCGATTTATGAGATATCGATTGCCACTGTAAACGCTGAATCTGCCCATGTTTTCTTCAGCCAATCGGCGCATCTTTTTGACCCCAATATTGAAATAACAGGCTGCCTCTCTAATGGACAGCATATACTTTTCACTCAGGGGGATTGCGATTGTCACACCATCATCATTCAGAAACTGTTGCATAAATTTACCTCCATTTCCGAAAGGGCTGTTACAGATACCCTTCCTACCCATATGCGACAAATCGAGGCAAATCGAACCCCCTAAAAACAAAAAAATAATGCCCGTCAGGAAAATTCATCCCCAACGGGCATCATTTACTCACATATTCAGTTATAACCGCTTTGCGTAATCAAGGGAAATCCAACCATTACGCTCAGTGGCATAGGACTTAAGCAATCCCCATTTCGTTGCACCTTCGCCCTCAGATTCTGCCACAATGGTAAAGACACCGATACCGGTATATTTTCCGGTCTTATCATAATTTGTACCAGGACCTTTTCTGATATTCAGGTTCTTGATACTAACACGCACACGATAAGAAACCTTTTTCTGTTCCGGCTCGGATGACTTTGATGGTGCGTACACCACATTGCCATTCCAATCATAAACAGAATAACCTTTATTCTTATCTGCACAAGCCTTGGCATTCTTTAATACCTTGTAAGCGCCCTTCTGACTCTTTGCATCTGCCCAACTCTTACGAACTCTGTACCACTTCTCCGGTTCTGCAGCAGTCTCTTTCACATCATACTGTGTCAGATTCCACTTCTCAATGATGGAACACAGCTTCTCCACATAAGTAAGACTTGTGGCATATCCGCCCTCCTTGATTAGCTGTACAACCTTCTTATAATCCGTCATTCCGGCAATGCCCTCATATCTCTTCTTACCACCATTCATGGCACCAAGCAGATAAGCACTGTGGTCTGCAATGGAATCTTCCACACAGACATATTTACGGAAATCTGCTGTGATGGTTTCATAAGAACCATCTGCGTTCTGCTCCTTCGTCTGCTTCGTGTATACAGATTTTCCATCCCATACAGAACCCGACCATGTGTTGCCGGACAAGGATTTCTTCATGCCAAAACAGTTATTGGCATTCTGGGCAAGTTCGCTCTTTCCGTATCCACTCTCCAAAATGAACTGTGCCAAAGAAACAGATGCCAGAATACCGCTTTTCTTCTGATCAGCCGTAAAGAGCGCTCCAACCTTTGCAATCACTTCTGCTTCAGAAAGATTTGCAAACTCTGTTGCTTGCATCCCTGATACTTTTTCTGTCATGGCAGACTTAACGTCCTTACGGAATCCATCCATTGTATATCCCATACCAAGCTGCTTCCAAAGATGTTCCGGATCTCCATGGTTGCTTGCAATCCCTCTCTTATGTCCTTCTGCATGGCTAATGATGACACCCTCCGTTGTTGGATTTAGGTCATACTCATCACAGAGCATGGCAAACAATTCCACAGCCGCCTCATAGGTTCTCTTTGCTACAGTTCTTGCAGTCGCCTTATCAGAACAGGTAAAAGTAGAACCACCCGTATATTTGATACAAGCAGGTTCACACATCTCCACACCGATATGGGTATTATTGCAAGCACCACCGCCATGCCAGCCACGATGATTCCAAGGAAGTGTCTGGTACACGGTTCCATCATTTCCATCAATAAATGCGTGTACGCAGGCATTGTCATAGGACTCCCTGTTCCAGTTACTAATAAAAACGGATGCCCTCGGCTGAGGACACCCTACGCTGTGGAGCATAAGCCCCTTTACTGTAATCTTCCTTTCGGCTGTATAGCACGGATTCTTTGTCAAAATGCTTTTAACCAATTTCATCATTCTCATCCTCGCTTTCTGCCCTGTCATGTAACTGAGCCAAGATTGCTTTCAGCTTCTCCGGAATCGGCAAACCAAGATGCGCTGCATTCTCTAATAAAGACACCCCTTCGTTTGATAAGTAGAAGAAAATCACTGCCGTTCTCAAGACAGCACCAGTACCGATAACTTCTACATCCAACAGATTGGCAATTCCAACAAGCATCAAAATAAGTACCTTTCTGCAAATGCCCTTAAATCCCACTGCACTGGATAACTTCTTATCGGAAACGGCACACATCACGCCAGTGATATAATCCGCCACCATAAACACCACCAGTGCATACAAAAGCCCATCATATCCACCAAGGAAATAACCAAGCCATCCACCAATCACAGTGAACACAAACTGAATACTGTTCCAAAATTCTTTCATTACGTTGTTCCTCCATTTCTTTAAAAATTTGCAAAATAAAAGACAGACCGAAAACAGCCTGCCTAAATTTCCCGTGTATATTACACAATTCATTTCAAAATTATTGTGCGATTTATAAGTCGATTCTCCTTGCTATTTACACCTTTTAGAGTGATATATAACACTACCAAAAACGAAGCCAACACAAATGGCTAAAGCAAAGGAGGCATTTACTTATGAAATCTAAAAACATTAAAGTTGCTTACTCGACTCGATATCCACAAAATGGTGCGTGTATCGTTCCCAAAATTCAGATGGAAGGAAAATGGCTTGAGGCTCTTGGATTCTCTGTTGGTTCTACAGTAAGCGTCGAATACGAAAAAGGTTCCATCCGAATCCGCCCATTATCTGAAGAAGAACAGATACTCAAAGAGCAGGACGAACTTCAAGCACAGTTAAAGCACAAAGAAAAAGAACTGCGCTTGATGCAGACTTCCTATGAAAATCTTTCTAAAGTCGCAGAAGCTTCCGGCATTTACGGCGAACATTCCGTAAACAAGTCCTAATAAACCTGTCCGGCAAAGTCCGCCACAAAACCGAATATTATTCCGACTCTTCCGTCAGTGTGTAGGTAATCTTCATGGTCTTATCCGTAGTCTTTACCACCGCTGACGAAAGGTTGTTTATGGTCGCAAGATACGGTGTTAAGAGATACATCGTCCTGTACTCATTTCCGTAACTGCCTCCCCACCCTAAAAGGAAATGCTTGTACTGAAAAAGCGGAGTTGCCGCATGGTTCAGTCTTTCATTTCCTTTTGTTTTAATGACCATATCATCTGCTGTGATCTGAAAATCTGCACCGATAATAAGGTCTCCAATCAACGTCAGATACAATTCACATGTGCCAGATTCACAAAGAGGCTTAGCCCCAGAAGTAAAACCGAATGAAATCAAGGTCACATCTGCCGAATTGCTGACATTGATCTTGTAAATTCCCTTCTTATTATAAGCCGGTACATACAGATACCCATTTCGCATACAGCACCTGCAGACTCTTTCCGGATAACTGGAATCCGTTGCACGTTCTCCCACTGCCATCAAATATGCATTGGATAACGTCCATGAACCTTCCTCAATGGAATAATCCGTTTTTGAAATCTTCACCCAAAGCATGGTCGCATCCCCGGAAGAATTTTCTTCATTTGAAAAACCATACCAGTATCCATCCTGTCCATCCAGAAATTCACCGTATTTTGTATAGCTGCCTAAGAACTGAAACACCGATGCCGGAATCACCTTATCTTCCAATACCTTATAGGTAGAATCATTGATATTTTCATTTAATCCAATACTGAAAATCGGAATACGTACCTTCCTCACACGCACACTGGAATCCTCAAATGTGATGGAATACAGGATATCATTTTCAAAATCCACTTCTGCTGTTTCAAACAAGACCATCTGTTTTGCAAGGCCAAGATTTCCGATATCCACCTCTTTCAACTGTAAAAATGCACTGGCATCTGCCACACTGCTTCCAAATCCATTTTCTCCACCTTTTGCACTGGTCAGTGCAATGGCTGCGATTGTTCCGTTTCCCTGACTCGGTGTAAATTCCCAGACAAACTTATATCCATTATCCAGAGCCTTACTCTCTGTCAGGTTCAAACTTCCCCTCGCTGTGTTTGCTGTAGAATTGACATTGTTAGACGCATATGCAACCGGCAGATTATCCGACTGCACATAAATATTGTCCACATTTTCTTCCAACGCTTTTGGGAAAAGTAAAATCCCGCCAATCATGTTCGGGCAGATTGGAAGCAGATTATCTGTCCATACAAGTCCTGTGGAATATTCCTCTTCCGTATAAAAAACAGCCATTGGATTTAATCCCAGAATGTTATTTACCGCATTGGTCACCATGTTTTCTTCCACATAGGTTTCCACTTCCGAAGTATTCACATCTGTCAGTTCGATGACCATTGTTCCTTTTAACCTCACAAAAATCCCTCCTATTCAACCGTCACAGGACGGCAGAATGCACTAATCGCTGTTCTGCCAGTCACATGATCCGTATATGCTCTCTGTACAAGTTCCATTGTTTCCATCTGGATGACATCCGAAATGTTTCTCACATTCATTCCACCACCAATAACAAACTTTGTAACTTTTTCTTCTATTTCAATCTTTCCATCCCATGCCGGAGCCGCTGCCATTGCCTGACCACTAATGGATGCAATACAATCTCCGATTCCAACCGTACCGGTTCCATTTTCCATTCTCAGATACACATTAAATGTATTCGTGATATTCGGCACCACACTTTCAATCGGATAATATAAGGAAAGAACGTGTTTCCCACTGTGCCATGTTTCCACCGGACAATGCACTGTGATCACAGAATCATTCAATTCAAATGTTACATAACATAGAACCTTTCCATCTTCTGACCATGTAACAGGAAATTCCACTTCCACAGATAGCGGATTTTCTGTTACTTCTCCTGTTTCTTCATCCGTCTCCGTCATTGGGATCGTGATGGTTCCTTTGGCATTTTCAGTACGTTCTGTCTGTAACGCTACCGCATCCACAACCACCTGTCCAAAGAACTGAGCATGATTTTCTTCTGTTGTGGCAAACTCAATGCTGATAATCTTTATGTCTGTATCTGCCAGAGTATAGGCGGATGCATTGGAAAATGTATGAATACCAATTTTTCCGGCATCCACCTGGTTGAGAAGCCCGGAGATGTTCTTATCATTCTTTGACTTCGCATGTGCCAGACGTGGATTTTTCCCCACACAGCGAAGAGAATGTTTTCCACCGATTCTGCACTGTGAGAATGTGATACAAGTAATCTGTTCCTCATCCGCATGTCCACCGCTGAACCTCAATACGTCTCCTAAATCCAATGCCGGATTTCCAATGGTTTCAGAATCAAAAGGCACATATTTAATGATAGAAATATCCGCCAGAATCTGCTCACATAGTTCTTTTCTTGTTTCATCCACACCAAACTGTAGAAATGGATTCACACCAAGATTCATAGTCAGTCCATCATCTGTTTCCAATGCATAGTATTCTGCGGTCTGAGTTTTCATATTGGTGGAACTAACTGCGGTATATCTGGTAATAAAATCAGAAAAACTACTGGAAAATCTCTGCTTATTGCTGATATTCATAACCGGCTCATTGCCATACTTACGCAATTCCAGTTTTCCGTCACGGTTGATACAAAAGAAACCTCCAAGAACCTGACCGATGTAAAACAGCACGTCCCTGTAGGTTTCGATATCATTTTCACTATAAATAGAAAGCACCTCTGAACCATTTGGCATAGCCTCAATCTCCGTCTGGGTATGTGCAAACTCCACACTGCACGCCTTACAGCAGAGTATAATGATCTCATAGGCATTTCCGATGGTCTCCGTAATATTAAAATCTTTTTCAAATCGGAGCATATAATCATATGCCTTAATCTCCAGACAACGAATGGTTCGGTTAGCTTCACTGATTTCATAAATTCCCATCGGAACAGTTTCATATGCTTCTCCCACCAACAGATGATAGAACAATTCCACCAATGCATCTTCCAGTGTGTATCTGTCGATTTCAGAAAATAGTGTAATCCCCATTTCCGCAGCATACACCGTACCAAGTTCCATTTCCGTATTTCCACAACACTGGGAAGAAATATAACCACTTCCCTTTACAATGTCTTTCTCTGAAAACTCATGTACCACACCCGCCTTTGTGGTAATCCTTCCAGTCCAGTAATATCTCCTTGTGTTCTCCTGCACCGCTGACAGGAATGCTTCACTCACCGGGTACATTCAAACACCGCCTTTCTAAAATTCTTTCAATGTAAAAGACACCGTCCACAATCCTCTGTAGGATGTATCTTTTTCCAATTTTGCCTTAAATCCCTCAACATACATTTCCGTATTCTTCATGTCTGCTGTCTCCGTGTCAAAATAGTCCACCGACAACTTATCCTGTTTGGAATAAGCAGTCAGTGCTTTCAACCATTTTGCCGTTACAGAAAAAGAGACAGAAATATTTACCACACCCTGACGGACAACATCCCTCTGTGTGGTTCCCGCCTCTGTCCCTCCGCTGCTGTCTGCTTCTACCGCCGATAAAGACACATCATAAGTATCCGGCAGAGGAAGGACTGTTCCATCAAATTTCAAATATTCAAAAAATGCCATCCTACCTTCCTCCACTTCTTAAATTCATTCTCTGCTGGGCATTCACAATTACTTCATCAAGTATTGTTCCGCCCAGATAGATTGGGATTACAATGTCTCCATTCTGTCCATTCATCTGGCCAAGTGCCTCAGTAATGGCAGATATGATTCCACTAATGCCTTCTGACACTGTCGGTGCTTTCACATTCATATCAGCACCATATCCGGCTACCGCCATCTGTGGACTGATAACCATGTCTGATGCAACACCCTCCACAACTTTTGCCACCATATCCTTGCTCTGCTCAATCCCTTTTGCTAAGCCACTCATAAAGTCAGGCATCCAACTTTCATAATCTGTAAGTGGTCCTTCGTCCGGCACGGAGAAATGCAAGAAAGAACGGATTGTCTCTGCAACATTCGTCACGGCATCCTTGACCTTTTCAATGCAACTCTTAATACCATTCACGATACCCTGAATAATATCTGCTCCCCACTGGAATGCGGATGATGCCAGATTTTTGACAAAGCTGACTGCATTGTTGAATCCGGTTTTAATGGTATTCACAATGCCTGATACCGTATTTTTGATACCATTCCACATTGCATTAAATGCTCCTGACACCACCGACTTAATGGTATTCAGGACTGTGGTGAATATGGTCTTAATCGTATTCCATACGGTTGTGATGACCGTCTTTATCCCATTCAGCACCGTTGTGATCACAGTCTTGATTGCATTGAATACGGTTGTGATGATTGTCTTGTAGATATTGAAATAGGTAGTCACAATCGTGCTAATCACATTCAACACCGTTGTGAATATCGTTTTAATACCTTCCCATAATGCTGAGAAGAAATTCTTAATTCCATTCCAGATAGTCTGTGCCGCATTGCTGATTGCTTCCCATGCAGAAACAAAGAACTCTTTAATCGCAGTCCATACCGCTATAGCAACTTCCTTGATGTTCTCCCACAAGTCAATCCAAAACTGCCTGAAATCTTCATTTGTATTCCACAGATAAATAAAAGCCGCTACCAATGCGGTAATGGCTGCAATAATCAGGAATATTGGATTCGCAAGCATGGTTGTATTTAAAGCCAGAACTGCTGTCTTCACTGAATTTATGGCACCGGCAAGTTTCGGAATCACAGTCATGATTGTTCCAACTGCGGTAATCAGCTTACCAATAACAATCAAAATTGGACCCGCAACAGCCAATATTCCACCAATTACCAGAACAGCCTTCTGTACAATCGGATTCATGTTTGTGAACGCGTCAACTGCCGCTGTAATCTTTTCCACCAGACCTGTCAAAAACGGAATCACATACTCGGACAACTTAATCGCCAGAGATTCCAATACACCTCCAAGCTGTTCCACCTTGCTCTGTAAATTATCCTGCATGACCGCTGCCGTCTCTCCGGCAACACCTGTACAGTTATTCATGGAAGCAGTCAGTGCATCATATTCTTCCTGTGAAAGATTCAAAAGGGAAATCAGACCGGACATACCCTCTTTTCCAGCAAGTGCTGTTGCATAATAAGCCTTCTGATCATCCGTCAATCCATTGAAACTGGTTCTCATGATTGTGATGATTTCATCCAGAGACTTAAATGAGCCATCCGCATTTGCAATCTCAATCCCCAAATCTTCCATTGCATTTGCCACTGTATCAGACGGTTTTGCCATATTTGCAAGTACCGTTCTAAGAGAAGTACCTGCCTGAGAACCTTTGATACCCGCCATTGACATCGCAGATAATGCAGTTGTTACATCCTCTATGGATAATCCCATGGATTGAGCCAAAGGAGCCACATACTTATAGGATTCTCCCAAGTCAGATACCCCGATAGTGCCGGAATTTGCCGCCTGTGTCATAAGGTCAGCCACTCTGGCAGAATCCTTTGCAGATAGTCCAAATCCGGTAATCGCATCTGCCACAATTGTCGATACCGTTGCAAGGCTCTCTCCGGAAGCTGCTGTTGCATCCAGAACACCCGCCATACCATCAATAATCTGAGTGGTAGACCATCCGGCTTTTGCCATCTCCGTCATGGCTTCTGCAACTTCTCCAGAAGAAAATGCGGTAGTCGCCCCCAAATCAATGGCTGTCTCGCGAAGTTTCTCAAATTCTGCACCGGTTGCTCCCGTGATTGCCTGAACACCGGACATTGCTTTTTCAAAATCGGTTGCAACCTTTAATCCGGCAACGCCAATACCGGTAACTGCTGTTGAAACAGGAAGAAGAGATTTACCGATACCTTCCACCTTACTTCCCACACCTTGTAACTTTGTACCTGTCACAGAAATCTTCTGTAATGCAACAGTTGACTGTTCTGCCTGTTTCTCTAAATCTTCCAGTGCCTGTTCCGTGGCAATAATTTCTCTCTGGAGACCATCGTACTGTGACTGCGTAATCGTCCCCTGTTCCAAAGCGGTATTGGCTTGTTCACTGGCTCTTTTTAATGCTTCCAGTTTTTCCTTTGTAGCCTGAACCTCTTCATTTAACATTCTCTGCTTTTGGGATAAGAGTTCCGTATTGCCCGGATCTAATTTCAGCAGTTTTTCCACATCTCTAAGCTGTGATTGTGTATTACGGATTTCGCTGTTCACGCTCTTTAATGCTGTTGTAAGTTTCGTGGTATCTCCACCGATTTCCACGGTAATACCCTGTATTCTGCTTGCCATCTACCTCTCACCTCCTACTACAATATATTTATGGTTAATATCCCTTACAGCCAGTAAGGAATTATCCATCTTGTTGCTTAAGCTGTTAGAATGAGTGGTGCAATAGGTCTGGCCTTCACCTCCCAGGACTTTACGTCCGATAAATAGTCAGCCAACCAGCCCCTCATCCGCAGCATTCGTTTTACGCAGGTTGAACCCTCTGGCGTTCGTGTGAAACACCCAGTAGATTGAATAGGCAATGAGAAAACTGGTATTGACCATTGCTAATACATCACAAAGGAGTATCTGTTATGAACGCTGTTGGTATTGATATTTCCAAAGGCAAGAGCACTGTCACTATCCGAAGACCTGGCGATATTGTCGTTATGCCACCCTGCGATATCCCACACACTCAATCGGCCATAAACTGCCTGATCAAGCAAATCCAGAGCCTTGATGGTGAAACTAAGGTCTGTATGGAGCACACCGGCAGATACTATGAACCGGTTGCTACGTGGCTTTCCGATGCTGGCATCTTTGTAAGTGCTGTAAATCCTATCCTCATCAGAGATTTCGGTGATGATTCCCTCCGTACTCCCAAGACAGACAAAGCGGATTCTAAAAAAATCGCACGCTATACTCTTGACCGCTGGGCTAAATTGAAGCAATATGGAAACATGGATAAAACACGTAACCAACTAAAAACTATGAACCGGCAATTTGGATTTTATATGGCTCAGAAAACCGCAATGAAAAATAATCTTATTGCGCTTCTTGACCAGACTTATCCGGGAGCCAATGATTTCTTTGACAGCCCTGCTCGTAACGATGGCAGCCAAAAGTGGGTGGATTTTGTCTATACCTGCTGGCATGTGGATTGTGTCCGCTCCAAGTCATTAAATGCCTTTACAGAACATTACCAGAACTGGTGCAAACGCAAAGGCTATAACTTCAGTGCTGATAAAGCTGAGAAAATCTATCATCTTTCTTCTGACCTGATTGCTGTATTCCCAAAGGATGACATCACAAAGATGCTGATACGGCAGGCTGTAGCATTGTTGAATACCGCTTCTGAAACCGTGGAATCCCTTCGCCTGAAAATGAATGAGCTTGCGTCCACACTTCCGGAATATCCGATTGTTATGGATATGAATGGTGTAGGCTCTACTCTTGGTCCACAGCTTATAGCTGAGATTGGGGATGTTACCCGCTTTACACACCGTGAAGCCCTTACAGCCTTTGCAGGTGTTGACCCCGGAAAGAATGATTCTGGAAAACACATTCAGAACAGCGTACGCACCTCAAAGAAAGGTTCTCCCTACCTGCGTAAAGCCCTCTTTCAGGTCATGGACAGCCTTATCAAACGCTCGCCGATTGATGACCCTGTTTATGCCTTTATGGATAAAAAGCGGGCACAGGGCAAACCTTATTACGTTTACATGACTGCCGGGGCAAACAAGTTTCTCCGTATTTATTACGGACGGGTAAGGGAATATCTTTCCGCTTTGCCAGAAAACGAAGAAATCTAATATCATTCTCTGTCTCATATCAGACCAGCACAATGCGGTGGTCTTGTTTTTGTACCTTTTTTCAACCTGTATAAAATTTTCAAAGTTCATTAATTTCTGCTTGACTTTTTATTTGCAGACTGTTTTTAAGCATAAAAATAGCCCGGATTTCTCCGAGCAAAAAAGAAAGCACCTGCCATTTTCTGACAGATGCAGTAAACTTCTCTATTCTGTTTTAACTCATCCACAAAAATGCTTATCTAAAATATTTTCCAAATCAACAAAATGTGGATGAATATCATTCAATTTCTCATATTTAATTAGAAAATAGTATAGTTCTTCCATCCAAGGATTACCACATAATAATTGCTCCATAAAGCTTGTATCAAAAACATCCGGATATAAATGTTGCCATATAGCCAATCTTCCCAGGAAATGGACAACTACATACATTTGTCTATCCATATTGTCAGTTGCACTAACCTCTGTTACCATGTATTGTATCTGATAAGGCAGTTCATAATTTAGTAAATTTTCCAAATGTACTGTGCCCTTAAAATCTCCAAGGGTATATTTCCTCAAAAAATAATGTCCTATTGCTCTTGCATGAAATTCAGTCCAATACAAAAACATTCGATGTTTATTGAAACTATACAATTCATCAAAGGAATCTGGCTGAATCAAATTAAAATAGTCTTTAAAATCATTAACATGAACCGCTTCATGCACAAGAGTTCCCAGCCAATCAACATTTTGTTTATTGATTGACTCTATGATGTACTCTTTATTTAAAAGTATTGTGAATTTTCCACTTGGTTCTATAGGCTGTACAGTTAATCCATGAAATGCCTGAATATCAGAGAGATCTCGCGTTCCATTATCTACCAAATCCCGTCTCAATCCAGCATATGCATCTGCCATATTGTCCGTAATAATAACTTGTCCATCAAATCCATTAACACCACAAGTCGTAGCATAATCCAACAAAACATCTTGAACAACTCTCATAAATTCATTTTGCATACCATCAGACATTGTTTTACACCTCAAATCAATTTTTCTTTTTTAGTCCAAAGATTCACCTACTGTTCGGTACTTTTCCTTCTCCTGCAAATTAATATATCAAAAAAGTGACAATTTCTCAATCAGAAGCGGTCAAAATCCTGTTGCGTAGCCAACTGTGCGTACTTGCAATCATCATTTCTACTCTCCGCATACATATCATTGATAAGGCCTATCGACAGCAGCTCCAAATCTGCCATCGACAAGCCTAACTGTACACATCTTAACAGAAACAATGGTGTTGTCATTTCACGGTCTGTCGGACGAAGTTTTTTTTAGCTTCAACATCGGTCTGCACATTTAATCCCCAAAGTTCAATGAGCTGTGGCAATACCTGATAAATGGAAAATGTATTGAACCCATCCAGCCACTCTTCCGGTGTATTCGGAATGCTTGCATCTGCATGTTTCGCCATAACAAATGCAATATTTTCAAACATTTCCAAAGAGAACATATCAAGATTGGAGCCTTCTTCACTGCTATCCCCAATGGATTTCTCCAATGCTTTCAGGTCCTTATAAATATCCCTCTGGAACTTCATACGGTAAATTCTCGGAATGGCAGCAGATGCCTTAAAAGACACCTGCTTACCGTCAATCTCAATCTGTTTAATCATGCTCATTATGCTACGCCCTCGCCTTCATCAGATTCTGTTGTGGTCGGCATATACACAGCCTTGTACCAATCATTGTAAACGGTTGTGTCTGTGGTATTGCCGGTCTTTGCTTTTACAAGGCCGCTGGAAAGCGGCGTTGCCTTGATAGTAAGCGTCTCTGTCTGTACCTCTCTTGTATCCTCAATACCCGGACGGGATGCGGCACAGTTATAAAGCACATGGCGGATGTGTCTCTGGTCACCATCAAATTCAAACAGCAACGCAAAAGAAGCAAGTTCCACCTGTGCATTTTCAATCAGCACACCATTGTCATCCAACTCTTCCATAAGCACCTCAGTACGGAAACTTTCCGGAATCAGTGCCAACTCCAGATCACCCTCATATCCCATGTTATTATTGATAACATAGTAGGCGATACCATCTGCATAAAAGTTTTCCGGCTCTCCATTCGCATCCAGAGAAATGGATACAGAGCCCGGAATGGCTGTCGGCGTTCCATAGGAAACTGTGCCGTCCTCTGCAATCGTAAGTAACGCATAGTGTGCGTTTTTCAGATTATATTTTACTTTGTTATTTTTCTCTGACATCTCTTAAACCTCCCATTCAAATGTGTAAAGGACTTCATAGAGCTTTTCGCTCTCAATCCAAGTTTCAGATTTGTTGTAAAAGATTCCGTGTTCATCCAACACATCCTCCAACTGCTGCTCCACCGCCAAATCTTTGAAATCGGTGTACAGTTCTATATGAACCTCATTTATCTTGTAATAGACCTTGCCATCCGCTGAGAAGTTGTTGCTTCCCGGAAGCAGATAGCAGATAAATGGCGGCTCCGGTGACTCCCCTTCTGCAAAATGATGGTACGCAAAAGGAATCTGCGTCTCACTTAAAATCTGCAATAATTCTTCCATAACTAACCTCTCAGTGCTCTTTCAATCTCTTCCTGTAACTGCCTGATTCCATGCTGTTCCGCCGGTGCAATATGGGCTTTCCCTTCCACTCTGCCGCCATTTCTTTTGGCATGACCATATTCCAGAAGATGTGCCAACTGGTACCTATTCTTAGAATGAACCACCATTGTCAGCGTCTGGGATGTCTCCCTGACCTTTTTGGCTGTCCAGCTCTTTGCATACTTCCCGGTATCCTCCGGTGCATTTGCCTTAATCTCCTTACGGACTGTGGCACTTGCATGTTTGACGGCTTCTTTCATATCCTCTGTGGCAAGCTCTGCAAATTCAGTCAACCCCTGCATTATCACATCCGCCATATCATTGATGTTTACTGTAGATGCCATGCCTACCGCCTCACTTTCTCACACCAGAATTTCAAAGATTTCTTTTTGTAATTCATGTGGTCTACAGAAAGAATGTTATAAATCTCCCCGCGAAACAGAATACGGAAACCTGTGGACATGATGTCCACAAGTTGGCTGCAATATCTGACTGTAAATGTGATATTCGCTCCATCTACGGTCTGACCTGCTTCTGCTTTCTCATTTCCGCCTTCCCCGCCAATCGTGGCAAAACAGGAATAATAATCTTCCCACGCATTCTTACGGTTACCGATGGCATCAGGCATCACAACACTCTTCTGAAACATTATCTTTTCATTCAACAAAGATACCTTCATCAGAATCCCTCCTGTCTGCATCCAAATAAAAGGGAACGCAAAGATAACGTCAATGCATGATGGTCTGCCTCTTCCCTGTGTTCATACAGATAAGCAACCGCATACATGACTGCAATCCTGGCACAAGGTTCTTCCTCAAAAGCATCCTCATCTGTCATTCTTGCCACATCCATACATAACGTCTGGGCGGATTCCATGATATTGCGGAGCAAAACATCATCATCCTCAAAGTCCACACGAAGATATTTTTTCATTTCATCCAACGTAATTACCACGTCTCCACCTCCTTAAGATGGTGCCAGCCGAAGCCAGCACCATTCCAAAATCAAATCTTAAGCACCCATCTTAAGTACCTGAACCGCTTCGGCAAGCACCAACTTACCATCCACACGTTCCTTTGCAACAAAGCCGACCATACCGTTTCCGGCAAAGAGTTCCTTCAGTTCTGCGAAAGAACGAACTCCACGGTCACCAATGTTGTAGTAGCTGAAATCACCAAAAGCGATAACAGGCTTACCCGCTGCAATGTTAGGAACATATGCAGAAGTCATTACTTCATAACCAAAGAGTCTGTCCGGCTCCCCGGCCTGTAAAGAAGGCTGCCATAAATACTGACCGTTTTCATCTTTCAGCTTACGAAGTGCCGCAATGGTCGCATCATTCATAATGAACTTTGCTTTCTTACGGTAAGGACGCTTAAGCGCATACACAAGATTGATGATTTCATCTGCTGTAATTTCTGTTGCACTTGCAGCAGTCACACCAATCTCTCCGCCACCCTCTTCTGCAAAAATACCGAGAGGCTTACCGGTACCGTCACCATTAAGGAATGCATCCTCTTCTGCATTTGCCAATGCTCTGGAGAACTGACGGATTAAATAATTCTCTAAGCCAAATGCATTGTCGTAAAGCAACTCTTCGGTTACCTTTACAGCTACATGGAGCTTATGAGCGTCAAGATTGATCTGGTCGAACTTCGCATCACCGAAAGTTAATGCCTCGCCTTCGTCAATCCATGCTGCAGCCGGTTTAGAACCCGCAATGTTAATCTTGCGTTCTCCACTGGTTGTAATGGTTGTACCAAGTCTACGGAAGATATTTTCCTCTTCCAGACCTTCAATCAATCTGGAATCATACTCTTCCGGTACTAAGTAGCCACCGTCAGTGTCGATACCCTCAGAAAGCACGTTTCTGATATTACGGAAGTTGTTACGGATTGCATGAAGCATGGCATCACGGTATTCATCGGATGCACGGCCAGTCTTCTTCTCAGGAGCCTTACTGCCATTCATTGGCTTACCGGTAATCGGAGTATTCACAGGCTTATTCAGCTCTGCTTCCATAGCCTCCATCTCTTCCATACGTGCAATTTCCGCAGAATAATTCTGCACCTTCTGTTCCATTTCTGCATAAGTGGCTGCATCCTCAGCGGATAACAGACCATCCTTATCACGTTTTGTTTCCACGAAAGCCTTAGCAGCTTCCCACGCTTTGTTTCTCTTTTCTCTCAGTTCTAAAATAGTCATAGTAGATTACCTCCAATTTTTTAATAAATTAAGCCGACTCATCAGCGAATCGGCTTTGACTTTGTTACTGTTTTCAGTTTCATTTTTCTGCTGTATCCTGCATTTCTCAGCAATCTTATCCATTAAGGAATTGACCACCGCTGTTTTTGAATACAGCATGGATACCTGTGGAACTTTCATCTCATCCACAGCACCATTCCTCTGGATGATTTCATCCGCAAATCCAAGCTCAATCGCCTTGTTTGCATCCATCCATGTCTCTGCATCCATCAGATGTGCCAGCTTTGTTCTGGACATTCCGGTTTTCAGTTCATAAGCATTGATGATGGAATCCTTCACGCTTTTCAGCATGTCAATGGCTCTCTGCATCTCCCCGGAATTACCAAAAGCAATGGTCATCGGATTGTGAATCATCATCATGGATACCGGAGACATCAGCACCGTATCACCGGCCATAGCAATGACCGAAGCTGCAGATGCCGCAATTCCGTCAATCTTGACTGTGACCTTGCCCTCATACTCTCGGAGCATGTTGTAAATCTGGGCTGCTGCCACACAATCACCTCCGGGAGAATTGATCCAGACTGTGATATCTCCACTTCCGTCCAGCAATTCTTCCTTGAACATTTGCGGTGTCACGTCATCATCAAACCAACTATCCTCTGCGATGGTGCCGTTTAGGAACAGTGTTCTCTCCACCGTTTCCATCTGTGTCTCCTGATTCAGAACCTTGTGGTTCTTCCACTTCCAAAACTTCTTCATTCGGTTCGCTCTCCTTTCCCGCAAATATTCCTGCGTCTTTTAATTTGGTCATATTCCCATTGATAAGGTACAGATCGCCACCTTCCTCTTCCGCAATACGGTCAAGATTTTCAAGTTCCCTGATATCGTTGGCACTCATCCAACCGTTCTGTCTTCCAATGGCATACCCATTCATGCGGCTCTGATAATCACCACGGAGCAAGCCGTCCACGTTGAACTTGACGAAGTATTGTGTTTTTTCATCCGTTGAAAACAGGGAACGGACAATTGCCTGTTCCCACCTCGCAACCCAAGGGTCTAAGGTGTATTTCACGAATTCCAAAGACTGCTGCTCAATATTAGAAAAACTCGACTTCTCCAAGTCCCCGACCATGTGTGGCGGAACCCGGAAAATACGAGCTATTTCGTTAATCTGAAATTTTCTTGTTTCTAAAAACTGTGCCTGTTCCGGACTAATGGAAATCGGTGTGTACTTCATCCCCTCTTCCAGAACCGCAACCTTATTGGCATTGGAACTTCCGCCAAAGGCTGAAGTCCAACTCTCTCTTACCCTCTGTGGGTCCTTTACGGTTCCCGGATGTTCCAGAATACCGCCCGGTGTGGCACCATTTGCAAAGAACTTTGCACCATACTCTTCACAGGCAATCGCCATTCCAATCGCATTCTTCGCCATTGCAATCGGAGAATATCCAACTAAACCATCAAACCCCAGACCGGGAATGTGAAGCACCTCCGAAGGTTTCAGATTGACCATGCTCCCTTTCATGGTCGGTGCATCATCCTTACTGGTGTTGTACTGATAATAAAGCTGTCCCTTATCATCCCTGTCCACCGTCATTCGGTTCGGCATCAACGGATACAATGCAATGATTTCTCCCTTGCCATTGCGGATTATCTGGGCGTATGCATTACCCCAGAGGAGCAAATGCGTCATCAATGTCTCCCTGAATACAAAGGAAGTCATTTCCGGATTCGGTTCATCATGGAGCAAAAAATAAAGCGGATGTTTTACCGCTTTCTCCTTACCACCATCTCCGTTGTATTTATAAACATGAAGCGGAAGACTCGCCACCGCCTCTGATAAAATACGCACACAAGAATACACTGCCGTCATCTGCATGGCAGAACGCTCATTAACATTCTTCCCACTGGAACTGCTGCCGATAAAAAATCGGTATGCACTGCCAGATGTAGCGTTTTGTGGCTTATCCCTTGATTTAAAAATTCCTGATAAAATTCCCATAGCACTTCACGCTCCTTCCATTAAATAAATAAGATGCCTCGCTCGTCATAAACACTGGCCGTATTAATGTTGCCACAGCGTATTGCACGGTCGAGTGCCATAATGGCTGCCACCGCACCGTCAATTTTTTCTGTGGATTTTTCTTTATCAGCTTTGATGTTTCCGGCAGGGTCAGTACGGATGAAGATGTTGTCCATCATCCAACGCAGGACCGGATGCCCACCGTGTGCAATCTTCTGCTCCAAGGTCAGCTTCATCAGTTCCTTTGTTGGCGGGGACATATCCTTAAATCCCTGTCCGAAAGGCACTACCGTAAATCCCATGCCCTCAAGGTTCTGTACCATCTGGACAGCGCCCCAACGGTCAAAGGCAATTTCACGGATGTTATATTTTTCTCCGAGGTTTTCGATGAATTTCTCAATATAACCGTAATGGACTACATTGCCCTCGGTGGTCTGTAGGAACCCTTGCCGTTCCCACACATCATAGGGTACATGGTCACGGCGTACACGCAAATCAAGAGTGTCCTCCGGCACCCAGAAGTATGGGAGAACCACATATTTATCCTCTTCATCCATAGGTGGGAACACCAAAACAAATGCCGTAATATCCGTTGTGGAAGAAAGGTCCAATCCGCCGTAGCAAACACGGCCTTCCAAATCGTCCTCGCTGACAGCAAAGGCACAGGCATCCCACTTTTCCATCGGCATCCAACGGACTGCCTGCTTTACCCACTGGTTCAGACGAAGCTGTCGGAAGGAGTTTTCTTCCCCCGGATTCTGCTTTGCAGATTCACAGGCAGCCTTGACCTTATCCAAACCAACAGTAATACCGAGGGATGGATTTGCTTTCTGCCACACTTTCGGGTCTGTCCAATCATCACTTTCATCTGCACCGTAAATCACAGGATAAAAGGTAGGGTCTATTTTTCTGCCCTCCAGGATGTCCTTTGCCTTTTGGTGGGTTTCGTAACAGATGGAGTTGGTGTCCGTTCCCGCCGTTGTGATCAGGAAGTAAAGCGGCTGCATTCTGGCATCGCCGGAACCCTTTGTCATAACATCAAACAGTTTTCTGTTTGGCTGCGTATGAAGTTCATCAAATACAACCCCGTGGATATTGAAACCGTGCTTACTGTATGCCTCCGCCGACAGCACCTGGTAGAAGCTGTTGGTAGGCAGATACACGATTCGTTTCTGCGATGCCAGTATTTTGACTCGCTTATTCAGTGCCGGACACATACGCACCATATCGGCAGCTACCTCAAATACAATGGATGCCTGTTGGCGGTCAGCGGCACAGCCGTAAACCTCGGCACGTTCTTCTCCGTCACCGCAGCAAAGGAGCAACGCCACCGCAGCAGCAAGTTCGGACTTACCCTGTTTTTTCGGAATTTCAATGTATGCCGTATTGAACTGCCTGTAGCCGTTTGGCTTTAGCGTTCCGAACACATCTCGGATAATCTGCTCCTGCCAGTCAATCAGTTCAAACGGCTTTCCCGCCCATGTGCCTTTGGTGTGGCACAGACTTTCAATAAAGGCTACGGCAAAGTCGGCGGCATCTTCATCGTAATGGGAATTCTTCGCCTTGAATTTTGTAGGTTTATACTTTTTCAGTTTTCGCAAATGCCGTCACCTCCTCAAAAATGGCATAAAAAATAGCCGCCACCATAATCGGTGCGACCGCGTATACGAGGAACAGAGCCTCACGGCTCCGTCCTGACCTTATGCAGGATTTTAATTATGTTCGTTCAGCAAAATGCAGAGTGCAAGGTTTGCTTCTTCCGTGGTGGGTTCGATATCCCAACCGCTGTCATAGTTTGCGATGATTTCGCCGTCCAGTTTTAACATCAGCTTGCTGATTTTACCTCTGTTGATGCCGTGCTGACTTCCGGTTTCGTAAATCTTCAGCCAATAGTGGACTGCCTTGTAACCGCCGTCTTTCTTCGGTATACCGATAGTTCCTTCTTTCCACATATCAATCCACCGACCTTTCTCCCGTGAGAATGAACCGGACGTATTCCTTACGATGTTCCTCAAGGTAGACCACCAATTCGTAAAAACGCATCTCATTTGCAATGTACTGCACCATCGGAACATCAAACATATTGGTTCGCCCTGTGGCACGGATGGCGAGAATCTGCTCTTTCACTTTAGTATTCATCGCTACAGACCTCCTTGCCCATAAGAAGTTCCGTGTAGATTTTGGTGTAGCGTTCACACTCGCTGCCCTCAGAGCCTGCAATGGCACGAAGGTAAAAATCTGCCGCTTCTTTTCTACTATCCCATGTTTCTGTCTTGCCGTAGCAGGTAATCTGTACCGCGTCCAGTTTTCGACAAATATCGACACCGGACACCACATTCAAGCCGGAACCCGTGTCCCATCTGACCATGATGGAGGCGGTATCATCCACTCCTCTGACCGTACCCTTTGTGCCAATCGGCGGATCCTGTTCATCATCCATTCGGACAAGTTCAACTCGGCAGCCTACGGGGTAATCCTTGCGTACCTGTTCCACAATCTCTCTGCTTGGAAATCTCATTCTGCCACCTCCTCGACCAGGCAGTAGCCACTGCCGTATTCTTCTGCAATTTCCTGTCCGATACGGTCAGCCTCAGTTTCATTGGCAGCCGTGAAAATCTTGAAGTTATCATCGTCAAGTTCCACTCGGTAAGTCTTTTCCGCCTTTGCAGCCTTAAAGGCGCTATTGCCGGAAAGGTTACGTAGCAGAATTTTTCTCTCAGTTTTGTATTCATTTCCGATAAAACCAAGGCGCAGAAGAAAGCATCGGAATGCATATTTCTCATTGTCCACTGCTTTTTCCGTGGCGCTGATGCGCTTCTGATTTCTGCTCATCTCACAAAGGGCGGCAATGAAGTGGCTATATGCCTTGACCTCATCTACATCCAAGCCATCCCCAAACCAAGGGAAAGAAACCTTGTCCTCTCCGATTTCAATCGGGGTTGCAGAAATGCCCAAAGCCTTTTTGATGAGGCTCCCCTTGGCATCCAGAAGGTTCGTCAGATTTCCAACCGAAACCTTATCCAAAGAAATCGCCACCGTAAGCCCCACGTTTTCGTCCTGTGGCTTGGTATCGATTGGGGTAAGGTAATCCGGCGGGCAATCTTCCATCGGCTCTTCGCCGTTTGTGACGGGTTCCTGCGGCTCTCTGTCATATTGGGATAAATCATATTCAAAGCCTTCATTGTGAAGATGCTCCAAAAGGTTCTCAATGACCTCGCTATCTGCCATATCATCAAACAGAAGATTGCCATCTCTGTCGATTGTGAAATAGTCTACTTCGTATGCGCAGGAAGGAACTCCCTTATACCTGCAGGTTTCTCCAAGCCAATCGGCTATGGTCTGTGCCAGTTCCTTGCGTTTTTTACCGGGAACAATGTAATGAATTTTCATGTGCAAAACCTCCTTCGTTTTGGTAGTACACATATTCGCTCTAAACCCGATAAATAGCAAGTCATATGTGCAAAATATAAGGGAGAATACTTGTAAATTTACACCCCCTCGTTTTGTGTATAGTACACGATGCCCATCAACACATATACCACATTCGGCAACGCTACACCGTTGCCCCACATCTTATACTCAGCCGAGTCGGAGTGCGGGTTCTGCAACCACTTGAAGATTTGTTTTCGTGTTTTCGGTTTGCTTGATGTTCCCACAATCTTACGATGTGTTTCAAAGATTTCTGCCCAACGGGTGAGTTCCTCTTCCGAGGGAAGTTTTACACCAAGGTCATCGCACCACCAATCCGGAAATCCCTGGAGCCTTGCACATTCCGTAGGGGTCAGCCTGCGAACAATGTATTCCAGATCTCCATCGGTGTCATTGACCAGCGGAGGGTCTTTGTAATCTGTAGCTACTAAAGTATTGGCAAGTTCCTCTTCCGCAGAAGTAAAGAACGAAGCCTTGCTGCTTGAGTAGGTGGGAACGGCAACCGCATGACGGTCAACCGTATTTAAGGTGTACATGACATCACTTTCAGAATAACCGTTTCCGTAGTGGGATGGTCTTGAGCCGTTGCCCTCCACGATGGCAATGCCGCCCTGGTTGCAGGTAGGATTCCCACCGTTACCGTCCAGGGTTCGGGATGTGTCTGCTTTATAAAAACCGCTGTTGGGATTGGCTGATTTCATGGCATTGCTGTCTTTGGAGCAGACACCAAAAGCTGTCGGCTCTACCACAAACGGCTGATTGTTGCCTCCGGTGCCGTAGGTTGCAGCTACGGTCTGTGCCACATCAAGCGGTCCTACATAACGGGTATCCTGTGAATGATTTTCATACACAGTTGCCGGAACAACTCCGGCTCTGAGTGTCGGAGACTTCTCTGCCTCATAACCGATACCTTGGCTGTCAGCAGAATGCTCCGTACAAAATCCTGCCGATTCCATAACGCAAGGCGGATGGTGTGCTGCTGCACGTAGGGTACAAGTGAAATCCTCAGTCACATCCATACGGTTGCCGCCCTGGTCATTTAATACGATGTGTCTATCATTGCCTGCCTCATGAGCGCTTTTTTCAGAAGCTCCGGCAGTTCTTTTCCACGGACATCGGCTCGGTTCAAGATTCCCAAACAAGCCTTCTGACTCAAATAATATTTTTCCGGCACACCCACCATTAAAATCTGCGACAAGATAGATACGTCTTCTTCTTTGGGGGACTCCCCAAAACTGCGCGTCAACGCATCTCCATGCGATGCTGAAATCATCTCCCAGGATTTCTCCTGCTCCTGTCCATTTTCCTTTCGGAGGGCAAGAAACAGCATAGTCACCTTTGACGGATGCGACTGCCTCAAGGACGGCTTTGAAATCTTCTCCTGCGTTTGAAGAGAAGGCGCCGGGGACATTTTCCCATACGATGTATCTTGGATACTGTCCATTGGTTTTACACCTCATTTCTTTTACGATTCGGATTGCTTCGTAAAACAGGCAGGAACGCTCACCATCAAGACCGCTGCGTTTTCCCGCCACGCTCATATCCTGGCAGGGACTGCCGAAGGTAATGATGTCCACGGGTTCAACCTCTGCACCGTTGATACCGGAAATATCTCCGAGGTGCTTCATCTGCGGAATGCGCCTGCTTGTTACACGAATAGGAAAAGGCTCAACTTCCGATGCCCACAAAGGGGTAATACCGGAAATCAAGCCTCCCAAAGGAAATCCCCCGGAGCCATCAAACAGACTACCGAGGGTCATAGGTTTCTTATTCATTTACGCCAACCTCCTTCACAAGGTCGGCATACGGAATACGCTCGCCGTTACGGACAACATAAACATTCTCCGCATCACCCATATCCTCCACATATCTACGCAGGATAACTGACGCGTACTTTTCATCCAGTTCCATCGTATGGCAGATGCGCCCTGTTTTCTCACAGGCCATCAAAGTGGAACCACTGCCACCGAAGGTATCGACCACGATGGAATTCTCACGGCTGGAGTTGCCGATAGGGTATGCCAACAGGTCGAGTGGCTTGGAAGTCGGATGGTTTTTATTCTTCTTCGGCTTATCAAAGTTCCAGATGGTGGTCTGGCTCCTGCCTGCGTTTTTGCTCCAATAATGCTTGCCGTTCTGAAGGAAACCGTAAAGCACGGGTTCGTGCTGCCATTGGTAATCACTTCTGCCAAGCACCAGGGAGTTCTTTACCCAAATGCAACAGCCGGAAAGATGGAAACCTGCATCAATGAATGCTTTTCTGAAGTTCAAGCCTTCCGTATCCGCATGGAACACATAGGCAGCGCCGCCTTTTTCCAAGTGGGCAGCCATGTTCTTAAATGCAGCAAGCAGAAATTCATAGAACTTCTCATTTTCCATCTTATCGTTTTTGATGGATAAGCCGTCGGAACTCTCGAATGCCACATTGTACGGTGGGTCTGTCAGCACAAGATTTGCTCTCTTGCCGTCCATAAGGGTGGCAACATCATCGGCATTGGTGGCATCACCGCACATGAGCCTGTGCCTGCCCACCGTCCATACATCACCCTTTTCTACAAAAGCCGCCTGTTCCAGGGCATCACTCAAATCGAAATCGTCCTCTTCCACATCGGAGGTATCTTCCCCGGCAAAAAGGTCTGCGATTTCATCATCGTCAAAACCTGCAAGACCGATATCAAAATCCATGCCCTGCAAAGCCTCGATTTCAATTCGTAACAGTTCCTCATCCCAACCTGCGTCCATAGCCATACGGTTGTCAGCCAGAATGTATGCTTTCTTCTGCGCTTCGGTAAGATAGTCCACAAAAACGCAAGGCACTTCATCAATACCTTCCTCCTTGGCTGCCATCACACGTCCGTGTCCGGCAATGATACCGAAATCCTTATCAATAATGACAGGATTGATGAAACCAAACTCACGAAGGGAGGAACGCAACTTCATAATCTGCTCCGGAGAATGAGTGCGGGCATTATTTACATACGGAACCAATTTTGAAATGGATACTAATTCCATTTGTGTTGTTGTTCTTCCCATATACGCCCTCCTTAGTACAGACCCCATTCAGCGAACTTTTCAAAGCCGCCGAGTTTCTGTATGAAATCCTTTGCAATGGCAACCACCTCGGAATAAGGAATGCCGTCAATCGTATCATCACCGATGGCACAGCACAGTTCCACGGGTCTGCCTGTTTCCTGTGCCTTTAGGAAAGCATAGATATTTACAGATACATCCGCCTTGGAGAGGTCTTTTCCGTGAATACCACCGCCTGTAACGGAGTCAGCCATATCAGAACCGAGTTTACGGTTCGTGGCTCCGGTATCCACATCAGTGCCGCCAGTCCAGTCACCGAGCGGGTTAATCTCCGCATCGTGATAAATCTTCTTCAAATCTTCTGTTTTTACATTGCTTTGACAGATGATCAGGCGAGTGCCGTCCTTGATGTACTTTCCGTCATAAGGGCATCTGCCGTAAATATCGCGGGCAATACGGGAAAGTTCCTTCTGCTCCGGTATCAGAGGCATACCCTTGAAGATACCGTTGTCACCGCAACGGACACCGTTTTTCTGATTGTCCGTCAGATGCTTATCCTGGGGAACAATATCAACGTCCGTATCCATCACACCTGCGATGCGATGCACGATTTTGATAATATCTGCCTTATCCAAATCGGCAGTGGTTTCGATGATGGCATGGCACACGCCGTGACCGATTAACACCTCCACTGCGATTTTGGGATTGTTGTCATTTGCATAAGCCAGATCCACAATGGCTCCTGCGATTCTGTCTGCCACCTTGTCCGGATGGCTCGGATTCACTTTTTCAATCATGTGTTAATTTCCTTTCCTTGAACGTAGTAGTCTTTCCATCACATCATCAGCAGGAGTCGGTCCCGAATACTCTACGGAGCAATTCTCCCTGACTATCTGATAAATCTGATACCAGGACTGGTTTGCCTGTTTTGTGAACTGTTGGAGCATTGCCACATAGGGACTTTGGCAGGCTGCTCCTGTTGTCGGATGTTTCGCAAGAAAGCCGTACTCGGAAATGCACTGCTCACACTGAATCTGACGGGCAACCGACATGGCATACTGATTGACAAGCTGTGTATTCACATAATCCGTGCAGCCTACCTTTTTCAGCCACGCCCATGTTTCGGAGAAAATCTCCTCGGCACATAAATCACCGCCGTTTTTCTGCTTCGCTTTCATATATTCCTTGACAGGTGGCATATCCACACCTTCAAGTGCAGCACCTTCCGGCAGGTCTATGACCTGTGCAGATTTGCCCGCAGAGATTTTCTCTGTCAGAGCCTTGCGTTTGGGACCGCTTCCCGGTCTTGCACCGCCTCTTGCTGTTCCGTCCTTCGCCATAAAATATCACCTCACTTTGCACGGGGCCTTATATACCCGTTTGAATACCAAATTTTGCGCGTAAGACCCCACGCCCGTTGCACGGCATAAAGGCCCCGGAGATTTGACCGCCCCTACCGGGGTCAGTGATTATGCCAACGGTCGCCATTTTCTGCGTGAATTTTTGCATGGCACGACTTACAAAGAGCAATCAGATTTTCTCTCGCATGAGTTCCGCCCTTTGACAGGGGCAGCTTATGATGTATCTCTTCGGTCGGCACGAACCTTCCGTTCTCCAGGCACTTCTCACACAGTGGGTGAGCAGAGGCATAGGCATCTCTTATCCTTTTCCATGCTCTGCCGTAGCGTTTCCTGACGGCGGGGTCACGGTCATAGGTTTCATAGCGTTTGTTTTCCTTCTTTTCATGTTCCTCACAGAACCTACCGTCCGTTAAGTTTGGACAGCCGGGGAAAGAACAGGGACGCTTTGGTTTTCGTGGCACTTGCTTCACCTCCCTTGACATAACAAAAGCCCTGAAGGATTGCTCCCTCAAGGCTTCGTTTGATTCTGCTTTTCGCTGATTTTATCATATCATAAATGCCACTGTGGTATCTTGTTGCAAAGTGTTGCAAAATGTGCGAGCCTTAAATCTGAATCGGATTTTCTGGCAATTTTACATGATTAACAGCACTGTTATGCCAACGGTACACCGTAGTCCTGTCAGCATGGAGTTCGTCCCCAATTTGCTCCCAGGTCAGATTATGAATGTAACGATAACGCAGAACCATGCGTTCATCCGTATCAGCTACCTCATCAATAACTTCACGTATTTGCTCCTTCAGTGCCATCAGCTTGGTAACTTCGGCGTGGATTTTATCTTCTAAATCCATAATTTTATCCAGGCATCTGACAAAAGGGGCATCGTTACTGCGAGAAGTCATAACACGGTCGATATCGTATCTTGGGGAAGAAACGCTGCTTGCCATTTCACGCAAACGCTCCACTTCCTCCAGATCCGAATGTATTCTTTGGTCAAGGCGATAGCTTTGACGTAAATATTCCTTTACTTTCACTGTTCTTCCACCTCCGCTTGTAATTTCGATATCAGAAATTCCCCATCAACAGAGATAAGTTCTCTATACCATGCAGAACGGAAGAACCTCTCCACCTCGGCTTTCATTATCTGGGCAGCCTCGTTTCTCTGCCATTTTTTTAATTTTTTAAGGGCATCCCTGTAGTCCTTTACGGCTAACAGGACGATGCTGTTTGCAAGATTTTCATAAGGGTCACTCAATGGGCAGCACCTCCGATTCTGGCTTTCACGGAATCAATCAGTGCTGATTGGATTTTTTCCTTCTTACGAAGTGCCGCCATAACATCCTCATCAATGGTATCCTTGGCAATGATATGGTGGATGACCACGGTATCGTTCTGCCCCTGTCTCCACAGGCGGGCGTTGGTCTGCTGATACAGTTCCAGTGACCAGGTCAACCCAAACCATATAATCGTGGAGCCGCCGAACTGGATATTCAGACCGTGACCTGCACTGGCAGGGTGGATAACGGCAACAGGGATTTCGCCATTGTTCCAATCTTTGATATCCTGTGAAGTCTTAATCTCCCTTACAGAAAAACGCTGCTTTATTCTCTGCAAATCATGGTTATACCAATACGCCACAAGCACAGGCTTGCCGTTGGCACCTTCAATCAAATCCTCAAGGGCATCCAGTTTTCTGTCATGAATACGGATGACCTCTTTTTCTTCGTTATAAACCGCACCGTTTGCCATCTGCAAAAGTTTCCCGGACAGAGCCGCAGCATTTACGGCATCAATCTCCTCATCCTTAAGAGCAACCACCATATCCTCTCGAAGGTCATGGTAAACAGACCATTCTTTTTCAGATAAAGCCACAGGTACTTCGTTGATTACGCATTCCGGCATTTTCAGGAAATCCGCTGACTTCATAGAAATCGTGATGTCGGAAATCAGCTTATAGATGGCTTCTTCCGCACCAGGCTTTGGCTTGTAAGAAAAAATCATCTGCTGATTTCTCTTATCCGGTACAAAGAAATTATTACGGTAATGGGTAATGTAGCGCCCAAGCCTCTGACCCATATCAAGCACACGGAACTCTGCCCACAAATCCATAAGTCCATTTCCGGAGGGAGTTCCCGTAAGACCTACCATACGCTTTACTCTCGGTCTAACTTTCAGAAGGCTTTTGAACCTTTTTGCTGCATAGGATTTGAAGGATGATAATTCATCAATCACCACCATGTCGTAATCAAAGGCAAGACTGCTTTTTGTAATAAGCCAGTCCACATTTTCACGGTTGATTAAGTACAGGTGGGCGGGACGCTTTAATGCAGCAAGCCTCTCTGCCTCCGTGCCGATTGCCACGGAATAAGTAAGACCTTTCAGATGTTCCCACTTTTCGATTTCCGCAGGCCATGTATCTCTTGCCACACGCAGAGGTGCAATTACAAGCACCTTTTCTACTTCAAAGCGGTTCAGCATCAATTCGTAAATGGCAGTCAGCGTGATGACGCTCTTACCAAGACCCATTTCAAGCAGAACTGCCGCCACGGGATGTTCCAATATGAAATTCGTTGCATACTTCTGATATTCATGCGGATTGTATTGCATCAATCACACCTCCAATCTGCTCCTTCCCGTCAATCACAAAACACAGGAAACCTAGAGCCGTTAACTGTTTCATTCTTTTTATCTGCAAAGGTCTCGGCTTTTTACCGGGAGCCTTTAATTCCACAAAAGCACATTTTCCTTTCGGAAGAAGCACCAATCTATCCGGCACACCATCGAGTCCAGGGCAGGTAAACTTCAGACACCAACCGCCGTTATTTTTTACAGAACGCACAAGCGCCTGTTCTATTTCTTTTTCGAGCATTTTCGCGCACCTCCATCACGGCGTTTAAGTGGTCTATGACACCCAAAGACGGATATTTTCTATACTTTTCTATAGACTAATTTTTTTAGGTTCTATATAAGGTTTAGTAAAATACTGTCATAGGGTGTCATAGAACCCTGCCATTACTCCTGTTCGAACTCGGATTTCAGCCTTAAGCCTTTGATATATCTGCCTTTCGTGTTTCTGAAACGCTCAAAGCCAAACGACTCAATGGCAGAATAGAAATCTACCGAGCTGCGAACATACTCTCCCACCTGGTTGCAGAATGCACGGTAGTCGTTGTATACCTCTCCGGATTTGGCAACTGCGGTATCATCCAGCTCACAGCGTTCATTCAAGAAGGCAGACATCCAGTCATTATTTTCCTTATAAGCATCAATGGCCTCCTGCACCTTCTTCGGAGCAGCAACATGGAAACCGTCTGCGATTACCTTTTTTGCACCCTCGATAACCCAGGACAGAATCGCACCGCCCGCATTTTCAAACAGGTAATCTGCGTAATTCTTAATGTCGGCATTGCCCTCAATCTTGGCACCAAAGGGAATCACAATCAGTCTGCGCCAAGTACCCTTGTCGATAGCACCGACTTTCGGCAGGTGATTGGTATAAAGCACAAGAGTATGGGTAGGAACATAGGAGAACGGGTCTTTGTACTTCTTTTCCGCATAGATTTCATCTGTGGAACAGAGCTGCTTTACATTGGAGGTATTAAGGCGCATACCTTCCTCCAACTCTGCTGCAATAAGCAGTCTTTTTCCCTTTGCCTCCGCCAGTTCTGGTTTCACATTACGGCGACAGCCAACGGTAAGCATATCCGCAGAGATATTTCCGCTATAGGTGCCAAGGACACGGGATACAACATTCCAGAAGGTGGACTTGCCGTTTCGACCTTCGCCGTAAGCAATAATCAGAGCCTCCACATAAACCTTGCCCACTGCCGACAGCCCCACAATCCTCTGCACATAATCAATAAGGGCGGTATCCTTCTGGAAGAAAGTCGCAAGGGCATCCTCCCAAATTTCAGCACCGTCTTTACCGGGGTCAACCGCAGTCTGTTTGGTAATAAAATCTTCAGGGTTGTGTTCACGCATGGAACTTGTGCCTTTACACAAATCACAGGTACCGGAAGGACAATTCAGCAGAAATTCATCTGCATCCAGTGTGCCTTGCTCCACCTCAAGCATAGGTCTTGCTTCCTTCAGTGCCGATGCGATGTACTTGGAATCACGGCGCTTGATTGCATATTTCTTATAATTCAGAGCGTTTTCATACATCTCAAAAGAATGAGCCTGCTGACGGTTAAAGGCTGCCGCCGCTTTCTTCGGTCCCATTGCCACAAGAATCTCCATTGCACCGTTCTTGTTCATTTCATCCATTGCCTTCTTGATTTCAGCCTCTGCCTCTTCAAGCTGACGCTCGGTCAGTTCCTGCGAAATGCCCTGTGACTTCGGTGCGGTTTCTTCCCAAAAACTGCCATTGTAAACCATATAATCCGTGGATGGGGAGAAACGTAGTTTGCAACCATACTCTCTTGCCAACACAGTAGCCTGACCTACATCGGAGAAATCCTCCGGCTTTAATACACAGTTGGAGTTATAGACTTCCGGTGCAATATAGCCTTCCTGTCCGGATACCTTCGTGCCGAACTTGGTTGCGGAGTACCAGATCTTCTCCAGTTCCGCATCCGAAAGAGGCGGATTGCACTTTTCTGCCATTTTCATAAACAGGGCATGAGCCTCATCGGTGTTGCCGTAGCGTTTCATCAGCTTGCCCGCAATATGGCTCATGGTGCTGTTACGGCTGCCTTCGCTGATTTCTTCCGTCTGTGCATCGAACTCGGCAAAATCATCCTTATCCATAAAATCCGCCACGTTGCTGCTGCCCTCATAAATTTCCACATCGGGGCAATCCGTACCGTAAAGGAATCTCGCCTCGCCAAGGGCATCCTCATCGAAATACGGGAAGAATGCCTGGATACGCTTTTTCAATTCTGCGTATGCTTTGCCGTCCGTCATTGCAGGAATCGGGAAATACACATGAAACTTGGGTCTTGCAGCCTTGCCGTTCTTTTCCTTCATGTTGTTACGGCTATAGCTGACAAGGAACGTGCAGTCAGGAAATGCCATAGCCACATCAAGCGGATAAATCCAATCAGCTGGATTATCAGAATGGTCATTGTCGCAATCCTGGGGAAGAACATCGGTGTACTCGAAGTTATCGTTGCTACGGTAGTTGCCTTTGTATCTGCCACACACATGGTCATATTTGATGGCATCCATAAAAGAAGCCTTGTCCGTGATGTGTGTCTTATTAGGATAGATGCAGTTTGAACTATCTCCGGCAGTGCCTGCGATGTATAAAACAAAATCAATCATGGTGTACCTCCTCGCAATTTTTGTTGAACCAACGGATAGTCTGATTTCTCTTTTTTGCAATACCAATTTCATGAGCCATACCCTTAGAAATCACATCACCGAACACCCAAAGTTCGCTGCATTTTCCAAGCAACACATAATTGAAGTGCATGGCATCGGCACGTTCTTCCGGATTATCATCCGACATAAACTGCGGATACAGTAAATGGGGAGTCATAGGGATTGCATTCTGCTCATAAGCAAAACGGCTGTATTTTCTTGCCTGTTCGGTGTTGTATGACCTATCACCGGAGAATGGGGAGCAGATGTACACCATAGGGCGGAAAGCGGACTGTCTGTCCGCTTTTGCCACATTGGTCATTGCCTCATAGCAGGTCGGGTCATAGTAACCCTCGGAGTTGAATCTATCGTTTCCCATAGCGTTACACCTCCTGCTCAATCAACGGCATCATGCCGTCTGATTTCATAAGTTCATAGATGAAAAGTCTGCCTTTCTGTGTCCAGTAGGTATGCACTTTGGTATGGGTTTCGCCGTCAGTACCTGGATAACTGTGGGTCTTGGTGCTTGTGTAACCCTTCTGCGCGTATTTCTGATACAAAAGCCAAATATCGCCCTGCTTGAACTGCACACCTTTTTCATGGAGATAGCGGTTCATCCAAATAGCGGATTTTCCGTAATCCTTGGCAATGGCTGATGTGGAAATGAGGTCTTTGCAGTTAAGTACCACATCGTAGTAACTGACCTTCGGCTTCATCTCCAAAATCTGCTGATTCTGAACTGCAATCGTATCTGTCAATTCCATGTTTTGATGTTTCAGACGGGCAAGCTGCTGATTTGCAAACTGCAATGCTCTTGCCATAACTGCTTCGGGTGAATTCCATGCCTCTTCCACCTGGATGAAATACTGGCGGAACTTTCTGCCGATATCGGTACGCTGAATCATGCAGAGCTGTTTTGCCATATCAATGGTAAGTTGATGATTTACCGCAGGGCGGCCACCGGAACTTTCGCTCAAAAATGAGCAGAAGTCTGCACCCTCGGAAAAGCCATATTCACACATTCTTGGAAACCAATCTTTGTATGCAGTCTTTACCTGCAGAGCATCGTGCAAATCGCGTCCGTTCACAGTAGGGCGCTCACTGTCGTAGTTGATTCTGATTAATTCGTCCATAGCGAATCCTCCTTAAAATGAAATAGACAGAAGGACAAATCATCCTTCTGCCTATAAGCGAAAAATCCGATTGAATCGAACCCCCGAAAATCAATCTTTTTTATAAAAATCGCATTCGTAACCATCTGCACGGAGTAGTAATCCTTCTGCCCAGGGTGGAGTCCTGCCCATCTGTTCACAGACAGCCTCAAGGGATACCCTGCGGTCGCACTCAATAATAATTTCATCGTGAACATGAGCCACAATGGAGCAATGGCTTAATGTCTGCATGGCATACATCAGAATATCCCTTGCAATGGCCTGCACCGCATTCTCCGTAAATTTAGGACCGTAGCTTTCCAAACGCTCCCACTTCTTTGTCGCGCCTACACCTTCATAGGTCACAGCCTCGCCACCGAACTGGTTCTCTCCCATGCGTGGTTTCACATAGGCAAGCCGTCTGCCGGAAGGGAGCGTAAGAAACAGAAACCCGCTTTTATAATCAAACTTCAAACCGTGGGTTTCCGTGCTGATTCTCTGCTTCACGCAGGTTTTTACGGCACGGTCAATATCCCACCACAGCATGGTTATCATGGGATTTGCATTTCTCCATGCAGATACAAGTGGCTGCAACTCCTCTTCCGTAAGCCCCATCTCCAAGGCTCCCATTGCTTTTAGGGCACCGACCGAACCGCCGTAACCAAGGGCAAGTTCCGCAATTTTGCCTTTCTGCCTCAAGTGTCCGTTGACACCGTGCTTTTCCACCGGAACACCAAACATCTGGCTTGCACTGCTACAATAAATGTCTTTCCCTTCTTCAAATACCTTCAGACGCCAGCGTTCTCCCGCAAGCCAGGCGAGAACCCTTGCTTCGATGGCGGAGAAGTCAGCCACAATCAGCTTTCTTCCATCCTGCGGTACAAAGGCCGTGCGGATAAGCTGCGACAGGGTATCGGGAATATCTTCATACAGAAGTTCCAACACATCATAGTTTCCGTCACGCACAAGACCACGCGCCTCTGCCAGATCTGGCATATGGTTCTGTGGGAGATTCTGAAGTTGAATCAGCCTGCCCGCAAAGCGTCCGGTGCGGTTTGCACCATAAAACTGAAACATCCCCCTGGCACGGTTATCCTTGCAGACCGCATTTTCCATAGCCGTGTATTTCTTGACGCTGCTCTTGGCAAGCTGCTGTCTTAAGGAAAGTACATCGGTAAGGTCCTGTGGTGCTGTTTTGATTGCCGCTGCCACTTCCTTTTTCCCAAGACTGTCCATCTCAAGACCATTCTCTGCAAGCCAGGACTTCATCTGCTGCACGGAGTTGGGATTGTCGAGATTGGTCATATCCTGCATCAAAGCCGTCAAATGCTCACGGCTCTTTTTATCAATTTCAAGTGCCTGTTTTACAAGTACCATATCAACGCCGATGCCACGGTCATTTATTTCTTCATTTAGATGGTATTCCTCCCAAATCTTCTGCGACACCGGAAAGCGTGACAGTTTCTCTTGGATGCCCATCTCGGTTTCCACATCACGAAGGTTGTATGCCTTAAACTGCTGCCATTTTTCCATATCATGTTCCGGTAGATTTCTTGTGCGGCCGCCGTTGGTTTTGGTAGGTGCACAGGGAACACAGAAATATTTGATTAAAGTCTTACCCTCGGTCAGCTTTTGTTTCTCCAAACCAAGAACAGCGCCGACACCTTCAAGGGAAAGAGGCAGACCCAGGGTTGCCGACCAAATCATCGTGCAGTGCCAACTTTCCGGTTCGAGCCATTCGTCCAGATATTTCGACAGGCACACTCTTTCAAATGCAGCATTAAAAGCAGTTTTTACAACCGTTTCATCCGACAGTGCATTTATGATTTCTGCAGGAATTTTCTCGCCACAGGCAAGGTCGACCACCTGCACCGAACCCCCGTCCACGGCATAGCCAAAAAGCAATATTTCAAAATCCTCGCTCTCTGCATATTTGTAAACACCACACTTTTGCAGATTGACCGAGGAGAAAGTTTCGATATCTATACTCAATGTCTTCATAGCATTTTCCTTCCTATGACAAAGGCGGCAGAAGAACATCCTCCGCCGCCCGTCATGCTTACTCGGTCACATCATCCTTCTGTGCAGCCTTTTTCTCTTTGCGTTTGGCAATAAAGCCTTTTACCTTCTTTACCACAAAGCTGATAAATTCGCACACTGCCCACACGATGCCGTTGATAGCAAGACCGTAGATTAGACAAAAAAGAACAATCACATCGACCTGTTTCATAAATTCATATAATTCGTTCATATCGTTTTACCTCGTATTTCGTAGTTTTCGTTTGTGGCAGACGGTGGTATTTCACACCGCCTGCCAAAGTTTTACACTTAAGCCAGGAAATCATCATCCTCAACAGTGGAGAAGTCATCGGTTGCGGAAGTGCGGCCACCAAGAAACTCACCGTCACGGATTTTCTGAATGTTGCCAAGGCCACAGGCAACGCCACGGTTTCCGTTGCTGTTGAATGCGTAGAAGTTCAAAGACACTCTCGCATAGCAGCCGGAGTACACTTCATCACGGTCGAGGATAGGCTTAACCGCCTTGTCCACAATCTGAGGAGCAGTGGTGCTGTTGGCATTCACAAAGTAATGACCCTTATAGGCATCATCGTCGCGCTCTACGTCACCGTCTCTCAAAGGCAACTTAATCGCAGCCTTGTTAGGCTTCTTTCCGCCAAACTTGGCGATACCTTCCTCAATTGCAGCATCCACTGCAGCATTGATTGCGTTGATGGTTTCAGTATCGTCTTTCGGAATCAGCACGGACACAGAATATTTTTCGGTGCCGCCATTGATGCTGACAGGCTCCCAACCGTGGAAGTAAGAAAGACGAGTGTTCTTGCCAGTGATAACCTTAGTTCTGTTTACGTTTGCCATAATTTTTAATCCTCCATAATTTCATTGAATTCGTTTTTTGCGTTTGATACGTTTATTGCCTGCCTTTTATCCGAAACCGGAACCAGGGTAGGCTTACCGGGTGGTTTGATTACGTGCTTTCCGAGGATTTCCCCGAACTGCTTCTTGCCCATCAGCTTCTCCATATCAGTCAGCGTAATAAGGCTCTGACGGTAAATGTCCGTGTAACCATGTTCTTTGGCCGCCTCTGCCACCGCCGCCTCATCGGCAAACTTACGGTTGGAACGCCCCTCGACAACCTTGAACCCACTCCACTCTTTACCGTGGTTTACTGCCGCCTCCAAAGCATAGGCACTGATGTCTTCCGCCCACTTTGTGATATCCGGCAGAATAGGGAGAAGTGCTTCAATCTCACTGTCCGTAAGTAACGGAGGGCGTTTGAATTCTTCCTCTGCGATACGCAGTTTTTCTGCTGCCCTTGCACGGCACTTGACCGCTGCACGGCAGAACTGGCACCACTCTCCGGCACAATATTCGCCCTCTCCTTTGACAGCCATCTGCGCCTTCGGCTTCAGTTCGTTTTCTGCCCAGGCTTTCAAATCCGCAACGGATACCGTCCATGTCTGGACGTTTTCTCTGCGAGGTTGAAATACCGAAAGCGAAACTTCCTTAATGTCATAAAGGCTTTCATAGACACCAAGGGCTGCGATACCGTAACACATGAGCTGCGGATTTTCAGCGACCCCTACAAGTACCCCAAGACCATACTTCGCATCTATGATGTGAAGATTGTCCTCGGAGACGATCAGGCAGTCTGCCGTTCCATAAGAATCGGGAACATACTCTGACAGGTCTACCTTCTGCTCTATCAGCACCAAAGGGTCACTGCAGGTCTGCTTTGCTTTTTCAAGCTGCTCCAGGACAAATTCCACATAGGCGTCAGAATGTTCTTCCATCTCATCGGTGTTGAAATTTGACACAGGACGTTTACTGCGCCTGCGGAGCGCCTTCTTCAGCTTGTGTTCGCATAAGGCGTGAAATGCGGTACCTTCCTCGGCAGCATTGCTGCTCTTGTTTTCAAATTCCGTTTCAAGAACCGCACTCGGCGTACATTTCAGCCACCTGTGGGAACTGGAAGGGGAAAGAAGTGCGTGATTACCCATTGCCAAGCACCTCCGCATCTCTGATAATGTCTGCATAGTATTTCGGGTCAATATCTGACAGCTTGCTGCCACCGTATTTACTAATCAGACCCTTTACCTCGGATGTCATACCATTCTGGCTCTTAACCGCAAGCACGGCACGGACATCTTCCAAAGCAGGCACCTTTTCAACTACTGCCTTCTTTGTGGGTTGCCCTATTTCGACAGGCTTCTGCACAGGTGCTACGTCTACGAACAGTTCCTGGCTATCTGCGAAAGCATAGGCCACAGCTTCCAGTCCGTCTGCCAACGAGTGCATCAGCTTCACCACATCAAGGAGCAGGTTGAATTTATTAGCGTTTGTCATGGTTCTCGCCTCCTTTCAGTTCGTGAATCTCGACGGTCTGCACCGAATCACCTGGGGACAGAACCAAAACGTTGACCTGCTGACCGAAGAGAAAATCCAATATTCTCTTGCGAATCTGCATCGTACCGCTTCGGATGACCGGAGAAGGTGCGCCGCCGGGTTTTGCAATGTTGATACATACCTTGTGTTTAATTCCCATTGCACTTGGCTCCTTTCCGAGGAGTTTTTCTCACCCCTCTGTCCATAAGCAAAAAACGAGGGGGAATCGAACCCCCTCAAATGAAACTTTTTTAAATTTTCTTTTTCAGCGTCGCATAAATCTTGCTCAAACGGTTACGGATAGCCGCTTCAGAAACGCCTTCTTCCGCTGCAATGTCCACGTTGCTCATGTTTTTATAGAACTTCTTTACAACGGTGTCTTTCTGCTTGTCCGTCAGTTCCGAAAGCGCAACCTTCAGCTTTGCCATACGGGTGGAATGCTCATCTTCCGCAATGGAAGTGAGAATCTGCTGCAGAGGGTTGTAAGTTTCATCCTCAAGAAACGGGTTGCGGTCATCCGCATCGTCGCCGTCACCATCGTGGTAACTTTCATAATGAACTGGGCAGTGATATTCCTCACGGCGCTCTGCATCCACGTCATCGTCATCCCAACCGTGAAGCATTGTAATAAGGTTCTCGGTTACTGTCTTGCCGTCTTCGCCAGTCATTCCCGAAGTAATGACAATCGGTTTTCCTTCTGCTGTGTAATAAACATAGTTGGTACGGTTCTTTTCCGCTGTTTTGAACTTTCTCATATAAAGTCCCTGCCTTTCTTTTCCGCCCGAAAGGCTGGTGGCAGGGACACAAAAAGAGCCGACGTGGTGATGTACGCCGACTCTGATACCGAAAATGGGCATGACAAAGTACGGTGGGTACAT